CCTGGTGTGCCTGGTGTTGGGCCTAAGCGTGCTGCCAGTCTTGTTGCTGAGTACGGTAGCACTTGGGATATTATTGCTAATATTCCTCTTAGTGGGCGCTATAAATACATTGAAGCACTGAATCAACACAAAGATCAGCTGCAGCTAAACTATCAGCTAATGGATTTGGTTACACACTGCAAAGAAGCCATTGGTGACGCAAATCTCCAAGAAATCAACAACACACTACAACTATACCTTGTATGAACAACCAATTTAGTACAACAATTATCGACTCTAGTACTTATTACTCTCATGTGATGAGCAATCCGCTACCGCAACTACAGTGCCTAGCACAAAGTCCAGAGTTTCTACCACAGCGTGCAAATCCCACAGATGCTGGTGCAGACTTGCGGTCCGCTGAAACCGTGGAAATCTATCCCGGCGAGCAGAAGCTGGTAGACTGTGGCGTAGCAGTTAAAATTCCCAAAAACTACGCTGGCTTTGTATTTAATCGTAGTTCTCAGGGCAAACGCGGTATCACTATTCCACACAGTGTTGGTGTAATTGACAGTGACTATCGCGGCAACATTAAAGTGATTCTTCGTAATTTAAGTGAAGATCCTTACAAAATTGAAGTAGGTGACCGAATTGCACAGCTGGTAATCATGCCGATATTGCTTTGCAACTTTGTGGATACCTGGAATGATACCGCACGCGGTACTGGCGGCTTTGGAAGCACTGGCACATGAAAGAAGTAGCTATTATTTGGGCAATAACCCTATCAGTTGTATTTATAGTAGAAGCAGTTGCCAGCTACAACCGTGCTGAGGATCGTAAAGCATATTATGCTTGTTTGGCTTTAAGTGAAAAACTAGCTGAGCAACAAAAACAACCCAATGGTGGAATACGAATTGTATCTCTACCATACTGTAAAATCTAAAGGAAAGTATGGCAGTTTCAACACGAGCACAGGTTATTACACGTCGCACCTATAACAGACCCATTTCAGACGACGGAAAACAATTTGAAACTTGGGCAGAAACCGTTGCCCGCGTTATTGACCACCAAGAGTGGTTGTGGCAACGAGCAGTTGGTCGTGACTTAAACGACCTAGAATATGGAGAACTGTACGATCTTGAACAGCTGATGCTGGATCGTAAAGTTTCTATGAGTGGACGCACACTTTGGCTAGGCGGTACTAACGTAGCCAAGATGCGCGAAGCCAGTCAATTTAATTGCAGTTTTACTAACGTAGAAACTGTGTATGATGTAGTAGACGTCTTATGGCTCCTGCTACAAGGTTGTGGCGTTGGATTTAAGCCGATTGTGGGTACACTAAACGGTTTTGCCAAGCCAATTAAAAATATCCGTGTTGTGCGTAGTGAACGTACCACAAAAGGCGGGTTGGAGCATAATGTTGAAACTTGGGACAGTGAAACAAAGACTTGGACTATTCAAGTTGGAGACAGCGCAGAAGCTTGGGCAAAGTCTATTGGCAAGCTGCTTGCGGGTAAGTATCCTGCTAATACTCTGGTACTTGATTTTTCACAGCTACGCCCTGCTGGTGAAAGGTTAAAAGGCTATGGGTGGATTAGTTCTGGTGATAGCGCAATTAGCACTGCTTACGTTGCTATTGCCAATATTCTTAACGGTCGTGCTGACAGTTTACTTACTCGGATGGACATACTGGACATTGTTAACCATCTGGGTACTATTCTCAGTTCCCGCCGAAGCGCTGAGATCGCTCTTTTTGACTACGGTCAACCGGAGTGGAAGGAATTCGCAGTAGCCAAGAAAGACTGGTGGTTGTATAACAATGCACACCGCACTCAGTCAAACAACTCACTGGTATTCAAGGAAAAGCCACTTCGCCAGGACTTGGAACATATTTTCCAGCTAATGCAAGAAGCAGGTGGTTCGGAACCTGGCTTTATTAATGAAGTTGAAGCACTGCGTCGTGCACCGTGGTTTAAGGGTGCTAACCCTTGTGTAGAGATTTTGTTGGGCAACAAGTCGTTCTGTAACTTAACCGAAACCGACATTGCCAAGTTCCGAGGTGACAATGCTGGACTACACGAAGCTATCCGACTAGCTGCTCGTGCCAACTATCGTCAAACTTGCGTTAACCTGCAAGACGGTATTCTACAAGAGTCGTGGCACTTAAACAACTACTTTATGCGACTGTGTGGAGTAGGCTTGACTGGTATTGCAATGCGTCCTGACCTTAACGGCTATGACTACGAATACCTAAAGCGTACTGCTACTAGTGCTGCCATTGGTATGGCTGACGAGCTTGGTTTACCACGTCCTAAAAACGTTACTTGCGTAAAGCCGTCTGGTACTCTGAGCAAGATTTTCGATACTACGGAAGGCGTACACAAACCGCTTGGTAAGTACATTTTCAATAACGTGCAGTTTAGCAAGCACGATCCTATTGTTGATGTGTTGCGTGAAGCTAATTACCGAGTATTTAATCATCCAACGGATGATAGTGGTGTACTTATTACCTTCCCAGTAAGGTGGGATGGGGTACCTTTTGATATTGTTGATGGTAAAGAAGTTAATTTGGAAAGCGCGATTGACCAGCTTGAGCGATACAAGTTGATTCAAACCAGTTGGAATCAGCAAAACACGTCAGTTACCATTAGTTATAGCCCTGAAGAAGTGCCTGGTATTATTGACTGGTTGCTAGATAACTGGGACTGCTATGTTGGTGTGAGTTTTATCTACCGTACCGATCCTAGCAAAACTGCTAAGGATTTAGGCTACCTGTACCTGCCGCAAGAAGTTGTAGATGAGCATACGTACCTAACCTACGTTCAAGACCTAAAGCCAGTCGACTTAGAGAATGCTAATAGTTTTGATGAAATAATTGGCGAAGAGTGTGCGACGGGGGCTTGCCCAATTCGTTGACCTAGTAAAAATTATACTTGTAAATTTGTATCCAACATGTTATACTATAGCATGTTGGATATTTTAAAGGTCAAGTATGACAAAGGGCATATATTTACTTAGATTTAGCGGAACCCAGAAAGTATATGTGGGGCAGTCGCTAAATATTGAAGAGCGCTATATTAAACACCTATACCGCTTAAAAAATAATAAAGCCAATCATAAACTACAGCAAGCATATGAAATATACGGAGAGCCAAAATTAGAAATAATACATATTTTTGAAGATGGTTGTGAAGATACTTTAGATGACCTGGAGCTTATGGCTATTGAAATTTTTGATGCAGTTAATAACGGATTAAATATCCGTAGTAAACCTGCAGGAGGCGGAGAGGGTTTAACAGGGCAGTACCACGCTAACTCTAAGTATAGCAATGACGTTATAGTTAAAGTGTTTAACATGATATGTGACACAAATAACTCATTTAAAGACGTAGCTAAAACTCTTAATGTAAATATCAATTTAATACGAGATATTTCCAAAGGTAAAGCCCACCGATGGCTACATAAAGAGTACCCAGAAAAATATTTGGAAATGTTAGATTTGGTTAATACTAGAGAAAAGAATACATATAAAGATTTATATGGATTTTGTCCTAAGCTAAAATCCCCTGCTGGAGAAATCATAAGTATACCTAATATTACTGAATTTAGCAATAAATTCTCACTTAATAAGTCCCATATCAGTGGGGTTATTAACGGAAAAAGAAAATCCCACCTTGGGTGGACACTACCTTAACAACCATGCAAGAAATCAAATTTACCCTTACCATTGACGAAGCTAACATGATCTTGAATGCAATTCAAGAACTGCCTGCTAAACTAGCCAACCCTCTTACGCAAAAGCTACAAGCTCAAGCCAAAGAGCAGCTAGAGCCAGCCGAACCAGTTGC